CCGGTGTCGCTAAGCGGCTGAGCGATACCACGGCAAAGGTTGCCGGGTCTTACGGAGTTAGCGACTCGACGAAGGTCGTGAAGGCGAGCGTCGCGAAACCCAAACTCGACCCAGAGACCTATTCGGAGTCCGCTCGCGGTATCAAAATCACCGCCGAACGTGCGATCCGCGAGGTCCAGAAGCATCACGGAGACGTGGAGGCTTTCCTGAAAGAAACCGGTAACAAGTCGCACTACATGGCGAACAAGGTTTTGGAGTGGTTGGGCTACTGAGATCACCCTTTCACGGATCGAGCGAGGCACGCGATGGACCGCCCGGAAGTCTGCGCGAAGGCCGTAGGCAGGATGCCACTCACCCTAGCCGCCCTGAGCCCGGTTGAGAGCGGCCTTCGTTTTCCGGTCTGACGATGCCAAGCGCCTTGGTCCCCAAGAAGTTCAAGGCCGGCAAGCTCCACAGCGGCTCCAAGCACGGCCCCATCGTTACGGACCCCAAGCAGATGGTCGCCATCCTGCTCGGCGAGCGGCGCAACGAGCACGAAACCGGCTCCGCTGATCGACACAAGAAACCCACCCGTAGACGGGCGTGATCGTGTGTCCGGTCTCCAACTCGCCTGCCCCCACTGCGACGCCCCCGTCCCCAACCCCACGGCGCAACTGCGCGAGCTCACCTATCCCTGCCCCGATTGCGGCGAGTGGTGCCTGCGCGAAGAACTCAAGTGCAACCCCCAGCTCGCGATCTGGATGGCGGGTGGCGGAGCCCCGGATTTGAACATCGCCGAAGTGAATGCCCTGATCGACGCGCGCCTCTACGACACAGCGTTCTATCACCGCAAGTTCCGGTATGACCTGCAAGTCCCCGCTGGTTCCACGATCCCGGGATTTCGCTCGGCAAGCTACATCGACAAGGCGCTTGGGATCGTCCGTTATGTCGATCTCCCCGCCGGAACCAATAAGATTTTCGAGATTTGCGAGAAACTGCTCGTGGACCCATTCAACGTCTGGGCGCTGCCGTTCAGCTACAAGATGCTCCAAAATCAGGGTAACAACGTTGGTACCCAGGCCGGTGAATCGTTGCAGGGAATCCAATGGGGGTCCTTCAGCCAAAACCCACCGTGGCAGACCAACTATGCCTCGGCAAGCACCGGATCGGTGATCCAATTGCGTTTCAATTCCACCAGCCAGAAGTGGGAAGTGCTGGTGTGGGATACGGATACCGGGACCCCACCGGATGTCGTCGAATGCACGCTACAGCCGTCATTCCAGGTGGACTACCACCTCGTTGAACTGCGCATGGACTACACCCCGGTAGTCGGCGGAGGTTCAACGCTCAAGGCCTACCTGAATGGTCAACTCGCCCACACCTACAGCGGAACTCGGCTGGACAATGTCCTGCTTGCGGGTAACAACGACGGGTTTGCGGCAGGATACTTCGTCACGCAAGGTACCTCGGGTGCTCGCAGTGAAGCGGGGTTCTACGACAACGCCATCTATCAGCCGCTCCCCGCGATGGTGAACTCGTTCTGACATGGGACGCCTCGAACTGCTGTGCCCGAACTGCGAGACCCCGGCGAGGCCGTCTCTCATGCAACCCCCGCCGGAGATGTTCACCTGCGAGACCTGTCACGAGACCACGCTGCGCAAGAACCTGAAGCAGCAGCGTTACGAAAGCCTCGTCGTCGCAGGCACTGGCCCGATCTACGGCGGTGCTGGGGCAACCAACCTGGCGACGGGGTCGATGATCGACGCGGCTCAGCTCACCACGACCCTGACTTCCGGTACGTTCACCTCGCGCGTTGGAGACATCTACGTCGTCAGCGTCGCCAGTTCTCTGAACAGTGCCGACCCGACCAGCGTCAAGTCTGGAGCCGGAGCCAACACGCTCACCAAGGCGGCATCGGCGAACTCCGCCGGAGCTATTTGGGTGAGCATCTGGTACTCCAACGCAGCCGACATCGGCACCGCAGGAGCCGGAGACACGATGGTCGCGACCTGGGGCGGAACATTGCCCGCTGCCGCGGTCATGTCAGTCTCCAGGCTGACGCGCTCGGCGACGGTCTCTGTGCTCGACAAGACCAAGACCGCATCAGGTACCGGACCATCGTTCAACAGCGGGCTGACGACCGCACTCACCAGTATCAACGAATACGCGGCTGCCGCGCTCGCCGTGTTCGAAGACCTGTCAGCTGGAGCCCCGTCATGGACCAACCCGTTCGGTGGTGCTCTTGCCGTGCACTGTGCTTCGATTCCGGGCGGCGATGTCAGTCTGTACGAAGGCCGGGCGCAACTCCTCTCCGCCGCTGCTACGCGCGCAGGCGGTACGATCCCCAGTGGAGAGATCGACTGGGTGATCGCGCTCGCGACGTTCAAGCCCGCATGAGAGAGGACCGCTGAGTGTGGCCCGCACGACGCTCTACTGCCCAGCCTGCGAGAACGCGGTCATGCCCGCGATGGTCCAGCCGCCGCCGCCGATCTACGAATGTGACGTGTGCTGGGAACGCACTCCGCGCGCCGAGCTCAAGAGCTTCCGCGACCTTACGGTCCTGCGCGGCGATGCGTACCCGCCCGTGAGTCCCTCCATCAACTCGGTCAACTTGACCGCCGACCAAACGTTCACGTCCTCCTCCGTCGTGAACGTCACGGGCCTCGCCTTCCCGCTCGTCGGCGGTCTTTATGTTCACTTCCGGTTCTTCCTCCTGGTCCGGAACAGCGTCATCAACGAAGGCGCCAAGTTTACCCTCACCTTCCCGACCTCGACGCGGTTCGATTGCGTCGCGAAAGCCTGCCTCGGCGGCGACGGAGCGGTGACGACGTGGGAGGACACGATCCTGTCCAGCGGGGACGCCGTGACGACGGTCAACTTCCCGGTCGCGAACACGGACTACCCGATCACGATTGAGGGCGTCATTGTCCCCTCGGCGGTGGGGTCCGTGCAGTTGCAGGCCGGGAACGAATCGAGCGGCGGCACAGTCACGGTTCGGCAGGGCTCTCTCTGTCTCATCACGAGGCTGCCGTAATGGGGGCCAACGTCATCTATGTGGACAAGGCTGCTTCGGGAGTCGTCAACTCTGCCATTGCTAGCCTGACGAGCGGTGGTGTGATCGAGCTAGGCCCGGGCACCTTCGCCGGGGATATCACCTGGACCCAGCCGAACGTCGAGCTACGCGGGGCTGGGGTGGACTCCACGATCTTGTCGGGTTCGGTTGCGATCCAGACGGGCAGTGTGCAAATGCACGACATGACCGTGCGGGCGACTGGCAAGACCTTTGGCATCAAGTTGTTCAAGTCTGGCGGTGATACGCCGCGTTGTCGCTTCTCGAAGGTTGTAATCGGGGCAAGCAGCAGCGGAGCCGGAGACGGACCGGAGCGGGGTATCTGGATGGACGGAGCCATCCTGTGTGCATTCGATCAGTGCGTGTGTCAGTTCTGTACCAAGTCGGGACTGTATGTGAACACGACGCAGGGGGCCTATTCGACCAACGTCAATACCTTCCGGGATTGCACATTCAACTCCAACGGGACGGGTGGAACGGGATACGGAGTTGAACTGCTTGAGGGTGGCGACGGGGTTGCCGGGATCATGCTTCCTAGATTTCTTGGCGGGAACATCGAGAACAATGCAACGGGCGAGTTCTATGCCGACAACTGCACGCTGATTAAGGTTGTCGGCGTTGATTTCGAATCCTCGCAGACCTACGACAAGTTCATCGACATCCGGTCCTCGTCTGATGTGACCATTGCCGATTGCAACTTTGTTACCAATGGCAACGCGAACCGGGCCTTTGTGCTCGCTGGCTGCGAAGCAGGCGTGGTGCGAGATTGTCGTTGGTCAGGGTTCCCGGTGGGCTCCGTGGGTATCTTCACCGACACCTGTGTTCAGTGTGCTGCCTACGACAACAACCTCGGTGACGAAACACGAGAGCGTGTCATCAACAATCGTGGCTCCATGCGAGGCAGCAAGTGACCCGACCGGCGAGTCACTGGCAGCGTGGGCTTCAGCACTTCAATGGCGTGTTGTTCCTGCCTAGTTCGGGAACGGACGGGGCCGGTAAAGGGCTTGGTACGGCTTGGACCACGGACACCGCAGCGGTGGGTATCACCATCGCCCATGCGACTCCGGGGACAGCCATTGACACGCAGATGAAACGGACCACCTACACCAACGTCGCAGGGACTGCGGACCAGGAGTTAGGGCCACGACTCTCAGCGGCCACGGACAAGCAGTTCTGGTTTGGCAATGCGGCGGGGCTCGGCGGGTTCTACTTCTCAGCCATCTTCCGAGTCGAAACATGGAACAGCGATGGAGGGCGCTTGTTTGTGGGGTTGAGCAATAGTGCCAACCCCGTCTGCATCTCGGACACCGTGCCGAACCACACCATCGGGCTCTGGCATGACAGCACGGACGGGGCCAATGTCCTGTCCATCGTGACAAAGGCTGCGACCGGAACGACGAAGGATGCCATCACGGGCGCTACGCTGGCAGCGGGGCAAGCGTTCTTGTGGGAGATGTGGGCATTCCCGTTCGGTATCAGCGTCATCAACACGCAATGCCGGCTCACCAGCATCAACACGGGGCAGAAGATTCAGTTCAACTCGATCGGTGGCGGTCCCACAACAGCCACCATGCTTGCGCCTCAATGCCAGATGAGCAACGGTGCTGACACCACCGTCTCGCACTACTCGATCAGCGTGGCAAACATCTACTGCGCCCCCTATTCGCAAACGCTGGACGGTACCGGATGAGCTACGAGAAGCCCGACAAGCCCAAGCCCGCCACCCTCTCGTTCAACGAGGTGATGGAGCACATCAGTGAAATCGCCCGTTACGGCGACGGGGCTGACAAGTTCCGTGCATTGAAGTTCATCGCGGCCCAGAACTCCGAAACCGCTGTCCTGCCGGAGCCGCTGACCGCCGCAGAAGTTCAAGAACGCCTTGCTCGCATGATGCACCCGGCAGGCGTCGCCAACACTCAGATCGCCTACCGCAAGGCGTTCCCCAAGACGCAGAAGCCGTTGGGATCCGAGTTCCCGAAGATCGAGATTAGCGACCTCGATCCGTTCACCAAGTCGGACCTGCCGAAGACCCTGAAAGCGCTCTACAAGCAGTTCCCGCACATCAAGCGCGGCGGTTTCCCGAAGGGATTCCCAAGGAACGAGGGCCTGGAGGTCCAAGCGATCTGGTGCCAGAAGAAGGCCCTCGAAATGCTGCGCGACCGCGAGCAAGCGCGGCTCGAAGCACTGTCTCCAATCGCAGCTGCCCCGGAGCAGAAGCCCGATGCCTAGAGCCAAGAACGTCAGCCGCGAGTTCTCGTGGGACGGAGCCGCCGAGATGGACCTGCTCCGGCACTTCTGCCGCGTCAACTTCTGGACCTTCTTCCTCATCGCGTTCGGCGCAGGATCGAACCCGAAGGGCCGGCGCTGGATCGACCCCGATGTCCACAAACCCCTCGCAGACTGGTACGAGAAGCACATCCGGGAGTGGATCGAGTGGCGCCGGCTAGGCATCGCCCGCCAGAAGCATCTGGCCGTCATCGTTCACCGCGAGATCGGCAAGACCACGCTCATCACGCGCGCGGGCCAGCTTTGGCTGCACCTGCTGGACCCCGAGATTGCCACGGCCACCGGCTCCGAGAAGGTCGAACTCGCCTCAAAAATGCTCGAAGCCATGAAGGCGGTTCTCGATGGTTCCGACTCGCACGCCATGTGGACCCTGCTGTACGGCGACTGGAGCGCCAACGCTCGCAGGTGGACGGGTCGCGAGATCGTGCATTCCGGTCGCCGCAATACTTCTCGCCAAGACCCGTCGTTTGTCACCTTCGGCGTGGAGACTTCCATCACCGGCTCTCACCCCGACGCCATCTTCTACGACGACCCAATCAGCTACGAACGCCTGACTACGGACACGAACTGGCTCGCCACCGTCAACTCTCAAGTGTCCTCGCTGGTCCCGGTCATTCAGGGCGATGGACTGGTGGTGTGGGTGGGGACCAGGTACGACGACGGGGATCACTTCGGGGAGGCGTTCCGGACCCAGGGTGTGTGCTCACTGAGTGGCATGAAGACCGGCAGCATTCCGGTGGACCCGACTGGCAACATCCACGTCTACTTCCTCTCGGGCCGGGACCCGGCTCAGGTCTCCGAGGAGTGCCCGGAGGGCAAGCCCACGACGCCGCTGGTCTGGAGCCACGACCGCATGAAGCGCTACCAGCGTACCGACGCGCTGCGCTACGCTGCCCAGGTGATGAACGACCCGAGCATTTCCGAACTGAACCCGATCACGCGCGAGCAGATCGAGCAATGCGGCATCTCTCCCAAGGAGGTTCCGTGGTCCGCGCTGCGTTTTTCGCTCCAGTGCGACACCGCTTTCTCAGACGGAAGCAGAATCGCGGGCAAAGACGAGACCGTGCTGCTCGTTCACGGCTACCCCCGCAACGGCTCCGGTGATGTCTACGTCATCGAGGGATACGGTAACGCCACCATGCGCGCCGAGGATTTTGGCAAACTGATCGTGGTGACGGTCCAGCGCTACCGCCGCAAGGGGTTCAAGATCATCGCCATCACCGACGAGAAGACGCGCGCGGGCAAGAAGGGTTCGTGGGAGATGAACCTCCGCAACATGTTCGCGGACGTGAACGAGCCTATGCCCACCTTCATAGAGTACGAGCGCGGCAACACGAAGAAGTACGAGCGCCTGCACGCCGCGACGACGTTCTGGGTGGACGGGCACGTCCGCTGGGTCAAGGGTGCTCCCGGCATGGACCGGCTCACGGAGCAGATCGCGCGCATCGGCCAGTATGCCGTGAACCCCCGAACCAAGATCGACTGGGCCGACGCTCACGCGGACGCCTTCAGCCCGCCGATGTACGTCCCAATGCGGCGGGTCGGGCCGAACAGTTCACCGTGGGATCGCGGAGCGCAGCCGATTGCGATGGAGGGAATGGACATGCGGCAGTTCGAGGACGACGAAGATCGCAGCTGGAGAGAACAGGTGCCGAGAGAACCGATCCGATGAACCGGACCAAGCTCAAGGCCACCGCCAACAAGGACGGAACGATGACTCTCACGGATGTCTCCACGAGCCCGGTCTCGAAGTTGCGGACCACCTGCCGCGCCTGCCACGAGCGGAGCCTGACGCCGGTCCTCTCCCTCGGCGAGCAATACCTCGTCAACTTCGTGCCCGCGCCGGACCTGAACCTGCCGCGCAGTCCTCTGAACCTGGTGCGCTGCGACGGCTGCGGGCTGCTCCAGTTGGACCACACGGTCAACCCCGACCTGCTCTACCGCGAGTTCTGGTACCGCTCCAGCGTCAACGAGACCATGCGGAGCGCGCTCAAGAACGTGATCCAGGCGGGGTTGAACCACCAAGCAGGCGGGGTCTGGCTGGACATTGGTGCCAACGATGGATACCTGCTCTCCGAACTGCCTCCGGGGTTCCTGCGGATTGCGTGCGAGCCAGCGCTCAACTTCACCGAGGACTTGCACAAGATCGCAGACCACGTCATCGCAGACTACTTCTCGGCGAACCACGACTGCCTTTACGGCAACACCAAGCAGGGTCGGTGCGATGTCATCACCAGCATCGCCATGTTCTATGACCTGGACGAGCCGGACGCCTTCGTGCGCGACATCGCCAAGGTGCTGTCACCGCATGGCGTCTGGATCAACCAGTTGAATGACTCGCCGACGATGGTCCGCGCCAATGCGTTCGACGCGATCTGCCATGAGCACCTGTGCTACTACGACGTGCGGTCGCTGAACGCGCTCTACGAGCGGAACGGGCTCTCGATCTACGACATCACCTACAACGACGTGAACGGTGGCAGTATCCGGGTGGTCGCGGGCAGGTCGAAAGAGCGGGGCACGGGCTCGCTGATCTCGGAGCACCGGACCGTCTCAGCGCTGGACGCCGAGAACTTCTCCGCGCGAGTGCAGAAGTGGCGGGACCGGATGCGCGAGCAGTTGGAGGGACCGCTGACGTTGGGCGGGTCACTCTGGTGCTACGGGGCGAGCACCAAGGGCTGTGTACTGCTCCAGTACCTCGACATGCCCGGCACGTTCAAGGCCATCGCGGACCGCAACCCGATCAAGTTCGGGACCTATATGACGGGGACCTGGCTGCCGGTCACGAACGAACAGGACATGCGCGACGAGCACCCGCGCAACGTGCTCGTACTGCCGTGGAGTTTCAAGAAGGAGTTTGTAGAGCGCGAACGAAAGCTGATGGACGAAGGGACGACGCTGGTGTTCCCGCTCCCCAGCATCGAGCAGGTGTTCTGATGACGGTGCAAGCGAACGGGTATCGTTGGACGGCGACGGTTGCGGGGAGAGTGCGGTGAAAGACGTTATTGGTCACTCACCGGCCATCACCCACGAAGGCAAGATGCAGCACACGTTCTACCCTCCCAACGGGACGGTATCCACCTGGATCGCCGACCAGTTCCCGCCGGGGTATGTCGGCTACTGCATCGACGTTGGTGCCAGCGACGGCATGTCCATCAACTCGACCTACCTACTGGAGAAGCAGCACCGCTGGACCGTGCTGTCGGTCGAGGCGAACCCGTACTACAAGCACCTGCTGAACGAGTGCCGGGCGTTCGTGAAGATATGCGCGGTCGCGGAGTCCCCCTCGGACGGCGCGGACTTCCACATCAACCTCGACAACCTCGAAGCCTTCTCGTCACTGAAACCAAGACCACACCCCAAGTTTATGATCCAGGCGGGGGACCGCTGGGCGACGACAAAGGTTCCAGTGCGGACTCTGGAGCAACTTCTCGAAGAACACGAGTTCCCGAGACTGGACGCGCTGTGCATTGACACCGAAGGCACCGAGCCGGACGTGCTGCGCGGCATCGACCTCGACAAGTGGAAGCCACACGTCATCGTGGTGGAGTGCTGGGACCAAGGCTCACTCGATGACCAGCTAGCCCTATCCGGTTACGAACGCGTGTGGCGTTCGGCCGACAACGATGCGTTCGTGAGGAGACCCGGATGAGAGAGAAACGGGTCGTCCGAGAAACCGATCACGGGGACAGGAAGTACCGAGTTATCTTGTCTCCCGGACATCCGTATGCCGACAAAGACGGATTCGTCTACGAGCACAGGCTCGTTGTTGAAAGGGCTATCGGGAAACCATTAGCTCCCAGACACCACGTTCATCATGTGGATGGCGACGGTCTTAACAACGCCCCCAACAACCTCGTGATTTGCGAGAGCATCGGGTACCACAACTCGCTTCACAGAAGGGAGCGCGCCCTAGTGGCTTGCGGGCACGCTGGGTGGTTCTCGTGCCCGTTTTGCAAGGAATACGATGATCCAAAAAACATGAAGCGGCGGTTCACCAACCGACAGGAGCAATACATGCATGTCAGGTGTTTCAATGCTTGGAGAAGGCACCGGTACAAGGAGAAGCCCCGATGAGCGAAGTCGTTTTCACCTTCCCGGGGAAACTTGGCGATGCCCTACATCAGTTTCCGGTCGCGTATCACTGGGCCAAACAACAAAGTAAGAAGGCCGATCTGTGGCTGGATTAGAAAACCTGTGGCCCGTTGGTGCCCTTGTTTGCGTCCCAACCCTGGGTGGGAGAAGTCAAACTGATGGAAGGGGTTGAGTCGTATAACTGCGGCGGCCAGCCCTTCCACATGAATCTTCCGACCTCAGCGTTCGAAGGGCACAAGGTCTACCACCTGGGTCTGCGAGCGTTCCCGGCGCGGCAGTTGACGCTTGAATGCCTGCAAGTCTCGAAGGTCCCGGTCAAGGTCAGCGTCGAAGACCTCGCCAACGAGCCGAGCCTCGTGGTTCCGGTGCCCGCCAAGTACAACCGGCTCATGCTCCACGGGCAGGCGTGCTACGCGCACACCAAGAACAGCCCGACGTTCTGGAAGTTCCTCGCTGGCATCCGGGGCGAGTTGGAGCGCATGTTCGACGAGATCGTGTTCGTGGGTGTGGATCGGGACCGCGAAGTGGGGTTGCGGACCTATCCCAACTGGCACGCCTACGACGACATTGGGGACTTTGCCAAGCTGGCGGGCTACATCGCGGCCTCGCGCGCCATGATTGCGTGCGGATCGGCACCCGTCGTGCTCGCTGGCCTATTGAAAGTCCCATCGATCCGGGTCCACGACAAGATCGCCAACGACGCCCCCAAGGTGATTTGGAACAATCTTTCGCCGAGCAGCATCAACGACACGGAAATCGAGCTCCGCAAGTCCTGGCCGACGTTCCGGGACAAGTGGCTGGTTCAGAAGTCTGTAGACGCCGAGCCCGCAACGACGTAGCTTACGCGTTCGGAGGCTTCCAAGGATGGCCGTAGCGACCACTTCGAACCCCTCGGTAGGGAGACCAGGCGCCAGCGACCGGGCGCCCGCCACAGGCGTTTCTGAGGCCCGTATCATCGACCTGGTGGATGCCCGCCGCCAAGCCTCCCTGCGCCACAACAGCGTCGTGTTCGGCAAACTCCAGCGCTGGTACGACGCCTACCGTGGGGTCTGGACCGGCCGGTTGGCCCAGTTCCGCAACAACGTGACTATCCCGTTCACGTTCGCCATGATCCAGTCCGATGTGGCCCGTAAGGTGCAAACCTCCTTCGGCTCGTGGCCCATTGTCAGCTTCGAGGGGTATGCCCCCGAGGACGCTCCCCGCGCCAAGAAGAACGAAGTCCTGATTTCGGCGCAAATGAAAGACTGCGACTCGGTTATGCGGGCGGTGGACTTCTTCCTGCAAGCCGACATCTGCGGCACCGGGGTCGCCCGCTACGGCTGGAAGAACATCACCCGCCGGAACCGAATGCGGAAAATGGAGCAGATCGCCCCCGGCTACTCGGTCCCGGTTGTCCACGAGTACGACGCGACCATGTTCGATGGCCCGGTGTGGGAGCCGGTGGACCGGCTCGATTTCTGGCAGCAGCCGGCCCGCAACCGCATTCAGGACATGGCATGGTGTATCCACCGCTACTACGCCGACTTGGACGATCTCCTGGAGGATTCGGTCGGCCCGAGGCCCTATTTCGACCGCGAGGCCGTGTTGCGGCTCCGGCATAACCCGATGAGTGGCAACATGTCACAGGAGTTCTCGCAGCGGCAGGTGCGGTTCCGGAACGAGTACGACTACCAAGCCCGCGCCAATGAGCGCTTTGCTAAACCTGTGGAAATATGGGAGATGCACGGCCTTGTGCCGCGCGAGTTCGCGTCTGACGGCATCCGGTTCCGGTGCATCGCGATTGGCAACGGCAGGGTCGTCTTGAAGAACCGCGAGGGCGCAATGGGGACCAACGAACTCCCGTTCGTGTCCTACTCCCCGATGCCGGACCCCTACAGCTTCGATGGGGTCGCCAAGACGGAAATCGCCTACGGACCGCAGCAGACCGCTAACAGGTTGGTAAATCAGCGCCTAGACGCACTGGACCATCTGATTGACCCGATGTACGTCGCCAACTCCGGGGCGAACCTGAACACGCAGCACTTGTTCACCCGGGCAGGGCGGATCATCCTCGTGGACGGCGCAGCGGACGAGTCGAACCTGCGCGCGCTGGTCCCGAACATGAACGGCGTGAACTTGGTCCCCGGCGAGATTGGGGCTCAGTTCGGGTTCATGCAGCTCGGCACAGGCGAGACGGAGTCCCTCCTGGGCCTATCGGGTGGGGGTGGCGGAGGCAACCGCGAAACGGCTCGTGGGTTCCTCGGCCGGCAGGAAAATGCCCTCACCCGCTTGGCGATGGAGTCCCGGCTCGCCGAGGAGGGGTTCATCGAGCCGCTGGCGAACGCCTTCCGGCGCATGGACCGGATGTGGCTGCAAATGCCGCATGAGGTGAAAATCCTCGGCAGCCTCGCCACCACCGACCCGGTCACGGGGATGCCTTACGCGCCCGAGACATCGACCGTGGACTACGACGACTTGGCACCGGACTACCGGGCTCGCGCGGTCGGAGCTTCGCAGATGATGGGCCGCAGCGTGCGCCAGCAGAACCTGGTCGCCCTGCTCCAGATGATGTCCGCCAATCCGGCGCTGTTGCAACTAGTGAACTGGGGCAACTTCGCGCGGCAGGCGTTCGAACTGTTCGACTTCAAGAACGTGAACGATCTGCTCGTCCAGCAGGTGCCGGGGGTGAACGCGATGGCGGCCGGGGCGGGGATCACTCCCGAGATGGCGGCCGGCGCCGTATCCACTCCGCTGGAGCAACTGAGCCCTGAGATTTTGGGACAACTGATGCAAAGCGGGAACGCGGGCAGTCTCGCCGCGCTCCAGTAGGCCACCATGCTCAACGACGAGGAAGTGCAACAGGTTAAGCTTGTACTCTCGTTGGGTGGATGGAACAATGTGATGCGACCCCGGATCGAGAACCGATCCCGGCAGGCAACAAAAGCCCTGGTACTGAGCCGGGCCGAACGCACGAGCCAGTTCGCAGGGCAGGACTTCGACACCGACGACGACGTGTTGCGAGCGATCATCCGAGACTGTGAGTGGATGATCTACTCGTGGTTGAACGAAGTTGCGGTGGCGGATCAAAACAGACGGCGCGACGAACTCGACCGTCAGGACTCGAACGGAACAACCGCTGGCGCGAACCGCTAGCCGGAAAGGAATCCCGCAATGCCCGACAACGATCCAACCCAAACGCAGCAGGCTCCACTCAATCCCGACCTCGCCGGATACCCTTCGGTGGAAGCTCTGGTACAGGGCTACCGATCCAGCGGTGAGGAGGCGAAGCGCCTCCGCGAGCAGGTCGGGAAGTACGAGTCTGTGCTGGCTCAGGTGGTCCAGAACGGAGGCGTCCCGAACGGTCGCCAAAACGTGCCAGACCGCCGAGCTACCAGCCCGCAGGACCGGCTCACCGACTTCGGTATCCCGGTCGATGCCCTCGAAGAGATCGTCGAACAGCGCTTGCAGAAGGCGCTGGAGCCGCTTTCGAGGGGCATTCAAGCGCGTGGC